GTATGCGTTTTGTTATCAGTAACTCCATGCGTTTTAAGCCACGTACAAAGCTCAAAGAAATCACGCTTATCCATTGTCTTTGGCCTCATGGGTCCTCCGGGGTATCGTCATCAAGCGGGCCAATATCGGCCCAATCCTCGATGATGCTGAAAAACCATACTGAGGCGACAAGTGCCAGCAGTATCCAGATGATAATTTCAATCATTCGACCTCCCTTGCGGTCCGTGCTATAAGCATGGCGTCAGCCATTTCATAGGCGCTCATCGCCAAACCTATTTTCCAATCCTCGGCCACATTCCCGTTCAGCCCAGCGCGATAGCCGTCCCAAAAATCTCGGTATATAGCCGGCATAGCTTTAGCCGCAAAATAATCGCGCAGCGTCATGCCGTTATTGCCTAATTGCGGGAATGCGTATTTTGATTTGCTGCTCATGCTCACGCGGCCTCCTTCACATCAATCTCAACGCTCTCACCCACCGACTCAATCGCGGCCCGAATAATGGCGCGGCTGTCTGATAGCCGTTTCCAAGCCATAGCGCGATCCACGCCAGCGGGTAATACCTTGTCGATTTGCGCCATCACTTCAGTCAAGTCCTGATGGATATTGATTAGGTCAGTCAAGCGTATCTGGCTCATCTGAATCTCCTTCGTTTTCGGTTTTGTACTGTTCCCACGCGGCATTGATTGCCTTTATCAAGTCGTCTTTTGCATCTTCAGCTTCGCCAAACTGAAGCGCCCACATGATTTCCTCGACGGCATCAGGTCCGAGCTTGGCGATATAGGTTTCTTCGCATTCCCACTTGTCGCGGGCGACATCCTCTGAGTCGTCATATCGAGGATCGGCAGGGTGGCCGCGATATTCGAGATAGTCAGAATCAAACATCAGTCCCATACGCCTGCCATCCCTAAAACGGCATAGGCCAGAATCCCGGCAATGGCAATATGCGCCACTGCTGAAAGTAGGAACTCATTGAATGAAATCTTGCGACGATGCGGGCCGGAAACTTGCACCGGCTGGCGTTTTGGTGACTGCGGAAAATTGTTCAGGGTCATCATGGTTCCTCTCCGGTTGTTGTAAGTCGCCGCCCGTCCTTTTCTTTGGCTTTCCTGATTACCGATAACTTCAGGCCCTTGGTCGTCCGTGGCTGGCCTGGGCAGCGGGGCGGCTTGGGTGAAATTACACCAGATAGTGTTTGCAATGTCAACACCAAACGGTGATAATTTTCCCACGCCAATTCCGGCGCATTGGAGAGGAGCAATGGACTACGAGGATTTTTTAAGAAGCAAAGCGCGGCGGGCGAAGCATCGCGGACTGATGGATCGAGAGGTTGATTTATCGCCGATGATGTTCGGCTATCAGGCCGATACGACCCGCTTTCTATTGCAGATAGGTTCAGGCATGGCGGCCTTGGACACCGGCATGGGCAAGAGCTTCATTGAGCTAGAGTGGGGCCGCGTGGTGCGGGAACACACTAACAAGCCGGTTTTGATGTTGGCCCCGCTGGCAGTTGGCCCGCAACACGTAAGAGAGGCTGAACGGTTCGGTATTGATGAGGTTCGGACGGCACGCAGTCAGGACGACATCAAGCCGGGTATCAATGTGGCCAATTACGAGCGGCTACACCTCTTCGACCCGTCCGCGTTTGGCGGGATCGTCCTGGACGAATCGAGCATCATCAAAAATTACACCGGCAAGACCACGCGGGCGCTGATGGCGTTTGCCGATTCCATGCCGTTCCGGCTATGTGCGACTGCTACGCCAGCGCCCAACGATCACATGGAGCTAGGCCAGCACTCGCAATTCCTGGGCGTCCTGGATAGCTCGGAAAGGCTCGCCCGATGGTTCATTGCCGATCAGTCAGAGATGGGGCGTTACCGGCTCAAGCGACACGGCATCAAGCCGTTCTGGTCGTGGGTAGCGTCATGGGCGCGATGCCTGACTAAGCCGAGTGACTTGGGCTATTCCGATGACGGATTTCAACTGCCAAGCCTGAACATCATCCGTCATTCAGTGGATGTGGATATTTCCGCGCATGCCGATGGTGAACTGTTCCGGCGCGTGGACGCCAGCGCCACGGCGATCCACAAAGAGAAACGAATCACGGCCAGCGAAAGGGCCATCCGAGTTGCTGAAATTGTTAGCGCCGAGATAGATGAGCCATGGGTGATTTGGTGTGATACAGACTATGAATCCGAGGCCTTGATGTCTGTTTTGCCGGATGCTGTTGAGGTCAAGGGGTCTGACTCATCCGAATACAAAGAGGCCGTCGCTAGTTGGTTTTGTGGCATTCCGCATGACGACAGCTTCAAGAAGCTGCACAACAAAGACCGGCGTATTCTAGTCACGAAGCCGCGAATTTTTGGGTTCGGCCTGAATTTCCAGCACTGCGCACGAACCGCATTCATTGGACTATCCTTCAGCTACGAGCAGTTTTACCAAGCCACACGCCGCTTCTGGCGTTACGGCCAACAGCGGACGGTCGATTGTCATGTCGTGATGGCCGAAACCGAGGAAATGATCTGGCGCAATATCCAGCGCAAGGCCAACGACCACGAAGCGATGAAGCTGGAAATGGCAGACGCCATGCGCAGGGAAACAATTAGCCGAGAAGTAAAGCAAACCTATTCAGCCACCAAAACAGCGAGGATTCCGTCATGGTTAGCAGCGTAAACGTCATGGATGATGCCAGCGGCAAGGACTGGCATCTGTACAACTCCGATTGCGTCAAGTTCGCGCAGGAATTGCCGGATAACTCCGTCGATTTCATGGTTTACTCGCCTCCGTTCTCTAGCCTGTATGTCTACAGTGAGAGCGAAGCAGACATGGGGAACGTCGATTCCGATGAGGAATTCATCGAGCAGTACCGCTATCTGGTCCGGGAAAAGATGCGAGTCTTACGTCCGGGCCGGTTGACGGCAATCCATGTCAAGGATTTGGTGTACTACCAAAACGCCAGCGATGACGGCAGCGCCGGGCTACGGCCATTCTCCGATGCCTGTACCAGACTGCACATTGAGGAAGGCTTCACATTCCATTGCCGTATCACCATATTCCGCGATCCAGTCCTGGAGCGGGCTAAGACCAACGCGCATGGACTGCTTTGGAAAACCTTCCAAAAGGATGCGTCATTTTGCCGGGTCGGTATGCCTGAGTACCTGCTGGTTTTCCGCAAGTGGGCCAAGCCGGGAGAGGAAGATTTGGTGAAGCCGGTCGTTCACCCCAAGAGCGAAGTTCCACTGGAAGTGTGGCAGGAACTCGCGTCACCGATCTGGAACTATCGGCCAGGGCAAAGCGGGCGCGGTGACTATGACATGCCGGCAACCAACGTCCTGAATGTGAAGTGTGCGCGGGATGAGAATGCCGAAAAGCATCTATGCCCAATGCCCATTAACATCACCAAGCGGGCATTGAAGCTATGGACAAATGCCGGCGACGTCGTGTTTTCACCGTTTGCCGGCGTCGGGTCCGAGGGTGTGGCCAGCTTGGAGATGGGACGTCGGTTCGTCGGTACGGAATTGCATCCGGCCTATTTCAAGCAGGCCGTGAAAAACCTGGAGCAAGCTGACGTTACCGGAGTGCAAGAGGATTTGTTCGCGGCCTAGTCAACAATAGGACCGTTGACCAGCGCGAACCACGCCACACACATGGTCGTCTTCCGACATTAACCTGATCGGATAGCGCGGATTGAGTGGCTTCAAGTACCAATCCGCGCCATCTTTCACGATTTGCTTGAAGGTAGCCTCATGGTCGTCATTGCGCACGATCACGAAGCTACCGTGATGCCATTCCATTTCTGGCTCAACTATCAGGATCGTGCCAGCCGGGAAGTCAGGCTCCATGGAATCACCAACGACGCGCAAGGCATAGGTGTGCGAGCGTATTGGCACGGTTGACGGTATCCAATCTTCGGCCACTCCAGGCTCATAGATGTCTATGACTTCGCGAAAGCTGCCAGCCTGCACCCAACTTATGAGCGGGACTTTCTGCGTTATTGCGGGGCCGGCTGATGTGTTTGATGACCGTTCGTCAAGATCGAGCGACATGGAAACCCATCCCGCGTTCTTCTCGATTGAGCGGGCCATCTTTTCGCCAAAACTCTTGCGGCCAAGCAAAAGATCGGAAGTGGCTGATTGAGACTTACCAATGATCTTGCCGAATCCGGTCACATCGTCAGGCGATAGCCGATGAAACAGGCGGGTGAGATTGGCGCGTCGAATTGCTTGTATGTCCATATAGGCATTATGGGTTCCTGATTTGTGTTTTTCACCATCCGGTGAAAGATATTTTAGTGTTGCAAGTATCACCAAACAGTGTTAAATTTTTTCAGCATGAACATACGCGACTACATCAAGGACATGAGCAAGGAGCAGCGCATGGAATTTGCCAAGCGGTGCGGAACTTCATTGGGCCATCTGCAAAACGTGGCCTATGGCTACAAGCCATGCAACCCTGAACTGGCGATGGCTATTGAGGAAGAAACAGACCATGCCGTCAAAGTCGAAACAATCGCGCCAGGATGCCGTTGGCATGTGATCCGCGGTAAAGCCGCATGACCAGCTACCCCACCTTTGCCTCACTGTCGAGTTATCCGGTGGGGCTTTTTTATTCGTATCCCGCCCTGGCAGATGGCGGTAGTTATCTGCTCGTAATATCCTCTCCAAGTGTTACCGGCTGGCGCAACGCTGGCCGGGTTTTTTGAGGCGGCATAGTGAGCGAATTCCACGCCAATGGTTTGCGCCTGTTCACCCCGGAAGAGGATCAATTTCTGATTCGCGGGTACGCCACGATGACCGCGCCGGCGATGGCCGAGCACATAGGCCGTCCAGCAGGTAGCGTCCGCTCTCGCATCATCCATCTGCGGCAACAGGGCCGCATCTTCGGTAAGCCGTACCGCGCTCCGAAGACCTTCAGCGGCGAGCGTGTCGGCGTTCGCACCAAGGAAGCCATCCAGGCCGAGCATGACGCGGTATGTGATGAGGTGCGGATTTACCTCGAATCTCAGGTCCGTTACCGGACGATGACCATAGACCACGCGCTGCTGCTGGCGGATCGGCTGAAAAGCCATCTGGCTACCCGTGGCTCGGCGCGGTTGGTGAATATGCCGGTTGTGAGCATCGTGGAATTGCTGGAGGCGGCGTGAAACGCTGTTCCAAATGCCGTCAGGAAAAGCCGTTGACTGAGTTCCGGCCATACAAGCAGGGCCGCTATCTGCACTCATGGTGCAACGCTTGCCGGGTAGCCGGTAACGCCGCATGGCGACGGGCGAATGCCAAGAAACGCGAGTCAAAAACCTACTTCCATCCGTTTGGCGAAAAATCGCACAAGGCCAAGCTCACTAATGACGATGCACGGCTGATCAAGGTACTGCTGTCCGCCGGCCTGACGCTGGCATCTATCGCCGAGAAATTCGAGGTGGCACCGCAGACCATCGGTGACATCCGGCACGGACGCACCTGGACGCACGTATGAGCGGCAAGCCCTGGACCGAATACGAATTGAAGCTACTGCGCAAGCACTACGGCGTCATGCCCACGCGCAAGCTGGCCGAGAAGATTGGCCGCAGTTATCACTGCCTTGTCTC